ACTAGCTAACATAGTACAGCCAGTTTTTAACCCCCTACCCCCTATGACAGCAATTCTACTCCTCTTTTACCTAGCCAAGATCTATCTGCACCTTGATGTCACCAGCTACCTGTACCTGTGACCTGTCTATCGGCTTGTACCCAGCCCGGTCCAGTAAATCCTTGCTCGCCTCTAGCTGAACGTACTCTGACTTAGCGCCCATGGCTAGCCTTCTCACCGTCCCAGCAGCTAGGGTAGCACTCAACCCGAACTCCTCGTTCATCCTCTGCATCAGATACTGCTGCACATGTGGTAGCTTCATCGTCTTGGTTGCAGTTACTCTTCCAGACTCACCAGCTACTATACCCAGCCAACTCTGCTGCCTTAGCTATCGTACACCCGTTTGCTACAATGGTGTCAACTAACGCTGTCTGTTTCGTAGTCAGCTTTCTTGTAATCGGAACATTACTCATCCGTTCTTACCATCCTTTATCCTCATGCTTGCCCCCCTCTCCCTCTCTCCCCCCAACAGGCACTATTTGGTCGGGCTATGTCAATATGTGACGTAGCGTCACTACCTCATTTAGGTATCATACTACCTCTAAAAGCTGTTGACATGCTAAACATACTATAACCAACATCGAGTGTAAGTATCGCTAATTCAGATACGCATTACGTCGTTCTCCTTGTCAATTCACCCAACCTCTTGCCTTGCCCTGCGTGACAAGCTCCACAAAACATTCGCAACTACTTTCTATTTGTAGCTCATATCTCTGTGTGTGTGGGCTCTTCCTTGCCTAGTCCAACCTGCGCCTGTTGGAGAAAGCAGTTGCGAACGTCATGCCCCGGCAAGCCGGGATTTGTGGGCATGTCTCTGGGTCTGCATCAAGAGGGTTGGCCTCTTGACTAACAGGAGAACTAGAAATGACTAAGGTATCTAAATTAGCTCAACTTAAACTAGAAGTTATCAACTATCATACTACAGATAAGCCATCAGCTGACGGCCCAATCATCAACGATAAATTCCTCATCGGCTTAGGACGTGATGCTTGCTACACATCAAACAACAGCCTCACCTTCAAGAAGAAACAGATTGCTGATTCACTCGCTGAATACGACATCGCTGTAGATGAGAAGAATACATACGCTATGGAGCGGACAGAACGCTGGATCAACACGCTCCTCCCTGAGCTTGAAGAGCTTCAAGTCCGTCACAACGCAGACTGTGAAGTCTTCGCTGCACTGACAGGCGGTGAGGTCTGGACTCCAAACAAGCGCCCCGCACCTAACAAAGCTGCCAAGCCAGCTAACTTCAGCAAGCTCAGAGAGCAGGTGGCGTAAGTCACCCCTCGAGGGGAGCTTCGGCTCCTCTCAACTCTATCAACTCTATCAACTAGGAGAAACGTCATGGGCGATACGTGAAGACAAGCTAATCTTTGGACTATACATCGTAGTTCTTTTCGTAGTCACGCTCGGCATAGTATTCATGCCGTGACGTGGCGTAACCTTGGGGGTTTTGCCACCCCCACACCTTACAAAAAGCGTCCGACCATATAATGTAATGGTTAAAGTTTAAATAAACTTCTGAAGGAGAACATGAATGGAAATTGCTGCACACCGCGTCAATAACATCAGGGTTAAAGAAACAATCCATGACACATTTGTTGTCAAAGACATCAGCTTATTTGATGGCAACGGTAATGAATTAAAAATCAAACTGTTTGGTCAGAACCGGACAGCACTCAACTTTATTTACGAAGACATACTTGATGCAAGGGAGAACGAGTTATGCTAGACTTTCAATCCAACAGCTACAACTTTCCGGTTGAAGAGCAGCCTGTCTTTACTCAAGACGGTGAATTAATTCCAGATCATAAGTGTATCGTGCGCACTGACACAGGCAAAACGCTTGGCTTGCACGGCAGTAGATACAAGATGATACCACATGAAGATGTGGTTGAATCAATCGTTGACGGAGTTAAAGCAAGCAATCTTACTAGTGACTATGAGATCAGCGTTAACGTAGCTGAAGATGGCCGTAAGCTAAGAGGTGAGATAATCTTTCCTGATCTAGTGCAAGAGCCAGTAGTCGGTGACTACACACAGTTCCGCGTCAGCTTCTTTAATAGCTACGATGGATCATGGCCCTTCTCTCAGCAAGCCAATGGTCTCAGGTTGTTTTGCTTGAACGGATGCACCACACCAGATGCTATTGCACGATCACGCTTCAAGCACACAGCATCAGTCAACGTGGATGGTAGCGCAGCTAAGATTATAGGCGGGGCCGAACACTTCATGAGTCGCAGTAAAGAATGGCAGTCATGGATGCAGACACGATTGAACAACGATCAAGTCGAACAGTTCTTTCGCTCAACCATATGCAAGGTAGTTACTAAACAAAAACAAATGGTTAAGACTAACGAGAAGCAACTTGAGAATCTTATCTCTGGTTGGGATCGTGAGAAAGCAGATCTCGGTTGGAACAAATGGGCATTGTACAATTGCCTGACTCATTGGGCCACGCATACTGATGACCTCAAGTCACCAGAGGTAGCCCGATACAATCGAGAGATTGCAATCAGCAATGCAATGAATCATCAACTGTTCACTTCGATGGTAGGTGAGAACGTAATCTAAGGAGAGTGCTATGCGCATGTCACGACAACACTATCAATTCTTAGCTGATAAACTTGGGCCACTTGTACCGTGGCCCACTCACCTTCATAGTATTGCTGATGAACTCGAGGCAACTAACCCAAAGTTTAACCGCGATAAGTTTATCAAACGTGGAACAGAAGCATGGGAAAAGAACTATGCTTCACCAGTTATAGACGATGAGGTGCCGTACTAATGAAAGTATTAAGAACAACAGTAGCATGTAAAGAATGCACAGGAGATGGGTTCATCGAGGTTGAGAGTATGCCAATGAGAACCTCATACAATGATGCACCCTGAACCATATTGTGAGTCAGAACCTTGTGAAAATTGTAACGGCTCTGGTGAAATACAAATGGATGATGTTGACTTTGAGGATTAACATGCTGCATTAGTGCAATATGAAATCGTATCTTCAAATACTAAATAAACAAGCTAAGGATGCTAACGTGTCCTTGCTTAGAGCGTTTAGTCGGGCAATGATTCCGACTTCAACATACTACAGAACAATCAAAGGCACGACTGAGATACGGTATGATACTGCGTTAAAGGTACACCATGCCATCGAACAAGTTCGTCAGATACAACAAGCCGTTGAAGATACCAAAGGATTACGGTCCAATGGTAAGCCAGTTAATAGACGCTCGATCAAAGCGAGAGTTAAGTCAAGAGGAACTAGCGCATAAGATAGGATGCACCTCCTCATTGATTCACAAGTGGGAAACACACAAACGAATACCTTCTGGGTTTATGTTAATGTGTTGGCTGGATGCTTTAAGCTATGACATCACGGTCACAGAAAGGTAAAGCACACATCTGTGCAAGCTGTAAGATAGCAACTCACTTCTATGTTGCCATACTCAAAACACACAGCGGACGTTCAACAGAAAAGCACTGGTTCATTTGCATGAGCTGTTACGTCAACGACAAATGGCAAGAACCAACGTCGAAAACAAAACCAAACAAAAAGATAATTAAAAAACCTAGCGTCAAGCTAAAGGCTGGCGCGTGGGAAGACAGCATCCAAGCAAACGTAAAGCCATCAACCGATTGGTAAGGAGATTGACATGCTCATCTATGGAATCGACCCCGGATTTACAGGAGCTGTCAGCATATATGACACAGAACTAGACAGCTTAATCATTCACGATATTCCTGTAGTTAAATCCCCAAAGGGTAAGACGCTTATCAACTTGCCTGAGTTACTTTCAATCTTAAACAACACAGAAAATCAACCATCCCTCGCAGCCATTGAGCTTGTAAATGCCATGCCTAATCAAGGTGTTAGCAGTACATTCAGGTTTGGTCAGGGCTTTGGTCAACTGCAAATGGGGATCGTGGCATCAAAGCTACCCATAGAATATGTGACGCCACGTCAGTGGAAGAAATACTTTGACCTTACGAGAGACAAAGGTGAGAGTAGAAGACTAGCGAAGCTCTGCTTCCCTAACCACGCACACTATTTCAAACGAGTCAAAGATGATGGCCGAGCAGAAGCCGCACTCATTGGATTGTATGCAAAAGAAAACTTAATCTAAGGAGAACAACATGACTGTTACACAGAAAAATGAAATCAAATCTCATCTCAAGATGGGCTTTCGAATCACAGCAGTTGATGCACTAGATAAATTCGGATGCTTTAGACTAGCAGCACGAATCAAAGAAATTAAAGACGAGGGTATGGAAGTTGACAAAGTGATGGTCAAAACCATTAACGGTACTCATGTCGCACAGTATTATAATCCATCAAAGGTACGCACATGACATACAAAACAACCAAGCTCAGTGATGCAGCACGCCCTTCTATATGGGACGCACATGTCTCAAAGGCAGCAAGCTCTCCTGTTATGGCCCGTGAGTACAAGAAGTCTGGCTATGTCTTAGACAGTGATAAGATTATGGCGCAGCGTATCCGCAATGGTGAGGCTATCGGTGAGCCATACCTTAAAGGTGAAACTAAGAAGCGCCTCAAGAAATTCCAGAACCTCTCAGAAGAGCACTTCGAAAAGTACGGAAAGTACGAGTGACGTAACGTCACTTCGTATTGCCTAAGCTGCACATAAGCAGTAGGCTAATAACTGATAACAAAGGAGAACAACATGGAACGCAAAGGTTTCATAGGTGGTTCCGACTGCGTAAAGATAATGCAGGGGAACTGGCTAGAGTTATGGCAGATCAAGACAGGTCGAGTTGAGCCTGAAGATTTGTCTCGCAATCTTGCAGTGCAGATGGGCATACAGACTGAAGAGTTTAATTTGCTTTGGTTTGCCAATGAGTATGACTGCACTCTTACTGACTTCCAGAAAACATTCGAAGAAAAGATTGGATCAGTACCAGTTAAGGGTACGGTTGACGCTATGGTCGGGGATTCTATTGAGGACTCTATCGTAGAAGCCAAGCACACCAACTCATACAATACTTTGGATAAAGTAATTGAGTATTACATGCCGCAAGTGCAGCTATACATTCATCTAGCAAAAGCTGAAGGCGCTCATATGTCTGTTATCTTTGGCAATAATAAGTGGGAGTCAGCTCATGTCAGACGCAACGAAGAGTATTTCAATTCTATGTGGGCAGTGGTGTCAGACTTCTGGGGTTACGTTCTTCGCGATGAAGAGCCAGTTGGTAATGACCAGCCGATACAACTTAGCATTGACAAGGTGTCGGTGGACAACATGGTCAAGCGTGACGCCACGCAAGACAACCAATTCAATGACGCAGCCTACACTTACGTTACTCTAGAAGCAGATGCCAAAGCGTTTGAGTCAGCCAAAAAACAAATCAAAGAAATGGTTGGTGACAATGAGCGTGAAGTTTACTGCGATCACTTAACTGCAAAGCGCGACAAGCGTGGAGCAATTCGTATTACAAGGAGAACAACCAATGACTGATACAGCAATCAAGGCGCTGCTCAAAGCGCAGCAAGCAATGGAGTCTGTAAAGAAAGACAGCCTCAACCCACACTTCAAGAACCGCTACGCCTCACTCGAAGCAGTGATTGACGCTACGTCAAAGGTGTTCCAAGAGAATGGGTTCGTTGTCATGCAGCCGTGTGGCCGTGACGAGCTTGGCATGTATGTCGAGACAAAGATACTTCACACCTCAGGAGAGGCGTTCTCAAGCAGGGTTTACCTTGTCTTGAGTAAGCAGGACATGCAGGGCTTAGGCAGCGCCATAACGTACGCTAGGCGCTACGGGACTACTAGGCATGGCTTGCCTTGCACCAGAGGATGATGACGGGAACATGGCAGCTAAACAATCCAGCGGTGTTCAAGTGACCAAAGGTCTATCATCAGAGAATCCATCTGCATCAGGCGGGTGGTAAACTAAGGGGGTTAATTCCCCAATTAACATAAGGAGCCAGAAGCATGGCAGATACATACGACGATACCAACCGGGGCGCAGCGTTCACGCCGTTCCCTACACAGCAGATGATCTTGCAAGGTAAGCTCAACGTCGAGGGCAATGACAAGAAAGTTATGCTGGTTAAAGATCAGACGCGAGACGGCAAGCCTGTCATTGAGATGTATGAAAAGATTGGCGTGTTCTTTGACAACGATAAGAAAGGTAACGAGTCAGCTCCCGACTACAGCGGCCCACTTGGTGACACAAAACGTCTTGCTGGGTGGAAGAAGATGAAGGATGGTAAGCCTTATATGTCGTTCCAAGTTAGCGAAAAGATGTCAGGTGGCAGCAAGCCAACAACTGATCCCTTGCAAGGTGATGACATACCGTTTTAGAAAGGAGGTGTTCTCCTATCAACTGGTCAGCCTTCGGGCTGGCCTTTTTTTAACTGAGGAACAAACATGCAGGGAACAGAACTTAGCAAGTGCATTAACGCAGCAGAGATGGGGCTAACGCAGAAAGAAGCATCCACCTTATTAGACATACCTTATTCAACTGTTAAAGAACTTACAAATAAATATGGTATAAAATTCGTATGCCCCAGAAGGAAAGCCAATGAAAGAAGAAGCCTCCAAAGCCCTCGAAAGAGCGAAGCGTCTACTATCAATAATGATAAAGAAAGCAGACAGCAATCAACGCCCAAACCTAAAGCAAGAACTAGAAGAGATAAAAGCTCTGATAGAGATAGCGCAAAAAGAATAGATGAAATCTACAGCAGCGGCCTTCCTCGAACGGAGAAGTATGAGCTTCTATATGCTGAAGCAGTATGGACCTTCGAGCAGAAGATGATTGATCTAAAAATGCGGCCCCCGTTTCCTGTTAAGAAAAACTATACACCAGAGAATGCTTCTAATGCAGCAATAAGAAAGCAACGAGAGCAGTCAATTCATAGACGCCAAATAATAATGGATTGCTTTAAGGGTAACGAAACAAGAGTAGCTGAAGACATTACGAGAAAGACAAAGCTACCACTTCGTATATCCAGCCAGATGCTAGACCTTATGTATAGAGACGGAGTGCTTAACAGAGAGCGAGTTCAAGTTGGAAAGAACAAACGCAACAGCGTCTATCATTACTCAAAGAATTAATCGTGTGGGTGGCCGTTGATAGTTAAAAGTTGGCGCTTTTTGGTAGCAACGTCATCCGAGGTAAACAACCGCCATCCCCGTGGATAAGCTGATTTGTATTGTGATGATAGCCACCCACTCGATTCTTATACTACTAACTCAAAATGAGGTCCATCAATAAATGGCCTCCGACCCTGTGATCTACGCAAATCAATATAACTATTCATTGCATCTTCCATATTGCCCTCACCATACTGAGCAATGTTTGGAACAGACCAAGCAGCGCCCCAGATAATCGGAACATCAACAGCGCGGGCGCCCTCTGCCATAGCGTCAGCAATCTCATCATAGAGATTGAGCTCCCATCTGCCTCCATCAACGTAAGCCATGAGGTCAACAGCCAAGCCATCAATATGCTTAGACTTCATTGTTTGACTAGCACCCTTAGCAACAAGAGCCTTCTGCTCCTCGATCGTGCGCAGCCCACAGATCACAGAGAAGTCTTGCCTAGTCACGTTGATTGCATACTTAACAACAGCAACCATACGTTCATCAACACCAATCAGCCTATCGAGACTGCGCTTACCTAACTTGTAACTCATCGTTTGAATCCTCTCATTGTTCTAATTCCAAAGCTGGCAGCTATGCTGGCATAACAGCTCCATTGAAACCACTGAGGCGCAGCTTCAATATTAGCGAAGCCCTCCCTCATATAGGGCTGAAGCGGAGGCACGAATGAACATACAATTATAGCTATAAAGGCTATGGTCCACGCCTCGTCTTTCCAAGAATTATTACTGGCTTGTATCGCAGCCTTGCTCCCAGCCTATCTCACCAGTAGCAATCTTCATTTTAGTTTCTGCTTCAGCTTTCTTAACGGCAGTCTTCCCATCAATATAACTAGCAGCCAAACCGCCAAGCGATCCTATGATTTGACCAATCATTTCTTAGCCTCCATCGCATTGAATCCAAAGTAACCAACGACCACACCGCTAGCAGCCACCACATACACGCTTGCAATGTCAGCAATGAGATCAGCAGCAGTGTCTAAGCCCAACGCAGAGGCCCCTACAATAGCGAAAGGGTAGAGCAGCATACCAGCAGCGCAAGCCATAGTTAAACGACGCTGTGTGTCCCGCTTTGCATCAGCATCAGAAAGCTCACGCCAACGATCTTCAAGCGCTAACTTCTGCCACTCAACCTCGTCAATAGTGCCATCCTTATTTACGTCATACTTGTCAAACGTCATTTTCTAAACTCCTAGCGTAGTTAATAGCGTAGTGTTTGTGATGCGTAATGATAACGACCCTGCCCTTCTTTGTCATACACAACATAATCACCCTTCTTATTTTGGTATAACCTCAAAGCAATACACCGTAGTCTGGCTTGTAGTTATCAAGACCTTTGCATCCTCGAGAGCTTCTCTGCACTCGCCTTCAGTAGTGAACTGATTGAGTTGATAATGCTCAATGTTGTTATTCATAACTTGAAACCAAACTAAAAACCACATCACCACTTACCCTGATAGCGCCCAAGATAATAAAAGCCTGTCACTATACCAGCCCCAGCAATGGCAAATATAATATGCCCAAGGGTATAGTTGATAGCGTTGTCTATCATCTCTTGTTTTTTGTAAGCCTCTTCCCTGCGTATCTTACGCATCTCACCCTCTATAGCGAGAACCTCCTCCCACGCAGAGGGGCCATACGTCCAGGAGATATGATCCTTAATCTCCTTACGCATAGCCTCCATCTTTTTTTTATGAGCAAAGATTTCAATAGCATTGGCGCTATTGTCAGACATCATCTTGTAGAATGGAGGGTTCTTTGTTTTGTCTTCAGCGTACTGAAAGTCAGAAAAAGCGGAGCCCCATTTAGCTAGGGTTCCGCTCATTTCTTGTATGTCCTTGCCAGCACTAATACCCTGCTTCAGAATATTAAATGCGCTAGTAGCTAGACCGACCGCTGTTACCGGGTCAATCATTTTGTCAGCCCATCTTTGTCAGCACGGCAACTAAGAGTGCAATGATAAAGCCTGTTGTGCCGATCATGATTGCTTCCATGCGCTTGACACGGCCAAACAGATCTTTGAATTGGATTCGCATTTCTGTTTGCATAGCAATCACTTCCTTTTCCAAGCCATCAATTCGCTCATGAGCCGAAGCCACTGTACGTTTATCCATCTTCTTCTTCCGTTTGTTCCAATGATTCAGCCAGCATCTTAACAAAAGCATCACGGCCTACGTTAAGCTGATCCAAGTTAAACTGCGCAGAACCCAGCTTACGATCCAAATCATTGATGTGGTTCAGCATAGTCTTCTGTGCGTCAGTCATGTCTTCGATGTTGTATTCGATGTCGTTGACGGTGATGAGGTTCTTTTCGTTTTTACTCATAACGGTCTCCTTTAAATTAAGAGTTGGCTGCGATTGCAGCATTAGCGGCAGTCATATCTTCTGTAGTCCAGAAGTCTTTGGCTACCATGATTTCCAGATGCTCAACATTACGAGCAACTGTGTCTGTCCAGTCAGCATCTTCCATGCCCTCTGGTTTGCCAGCATTTAGCAGGTCAACAGAGTGACCCAGTGCTGTGTAGTGTTGTGCGATTTCTTCTGTGGTTGGTGTATCCGTCATGTCTTTATCCTTTTCTGACTGGTTACGATTAAGCGTTTTCTAGGGCAGTGATCCGTGCCTCTAGTTCTTTTATTGTAGCGACCAAGAGTGGCACTAGCTTGCTTTGGTCAATGCCTTGGTATTCTGGATTACCGTCTGCATCGACTGCATCTTTTGTGCCTGTAATTGCCTCTGGTACAATGTCTTGAACTTCGTGAGCCAAGAAGCCATCAACAGTTGTGTCTGCGTCTGCAATGAAGTTGAAGCGTGATGGATTGAGTTGCTTGAGGCGATCTGTTGCGCCTGTCAACTCAACTACGTTTTCTTTTAGGCGATAGTCTGAGGAAGTGTTGTAGGATGTGGCACTGCCGTTTACTACTATCCCACCAATCTGACCATTTGGATTAAAAAACTCTGCAAGACCTTGGTTGCCCGTGGAAGCTGTGCCTAACTTGAGAATAACCCTACCGTTTGTGTTTGGATCAAACGCTGCGCCACCTGTGCTACTTGATGGAACTGCTGTGCCACCCGAGAATATTACATTAGCAGAACTGTCAATATACAATCTAGGATTACCATCCCCATCCGACAGCACGATGTTGTTGCTTGAGGTGCGGATGTCCAAGCCGCCTTGGTTGCCTGTGAAGCGGCCTAAGATGGTGTTCTTGGAGCCAGTGGACATAGAAACGCCACTTGAAGCACCTATAAATGTATTTAGATTTCCAGTTGTGCCGTAACCTGCCGTATATCCAAGATACACGTTGCCATCAGATGTTGTTCCACTATACCCCGCCTGATACCCCACCGCCGTGTTGTTGTTGGCGGTGGTGTTGGAGTAGAGAGCAGTTGAGCCATAAGCAGTGTTATAAGAACCTGTGTTGCTGTATAAAGCAGCCTCTCCAAACGCACTATTGTGAATGCCAGCAGTGTTACTATAACCTGCGCCTCTTCCTAAATAGTTATTCCAATTGCCAGTACTATTACTATACCCAGCCTGATAACCAACAGCCGTGTTGTTAGAGGCGGTGGTGTTGGAGTATAGTGCAGATGCGCCAAACGAGGTGTTAAAGGAGCCTGTTGTGTTGCTAACAAGGCTTTCTTTTCCAAGCGCTGAATTTGACGCTCCCGTGGTCGTGTTATATCCAGCAGCATAACCAAAACCAGTATTTTCATTTGGTGTGGTTTGTGAGTAAAATGCCCTCCACCCGCCAGCAGTTAGTTGTGTACCAGTAGTATTACTATAACCAGCTTGATACCCAACGGCTGTGTTGTTGCTTGCGGTGGTGTTGGATTCAAGTGCAGAACGACCAATAGCTGTATTATAAGACCCTGACGTTGTACTACGCATAGTAGACCGACCAACTGACACATTGCTTGCGCCTGTCGTATTATTCTCTAATGAAAAATAACCAAGCCCAGTATTGTCACTCGCTGTATTTGCGGTCAAAGCGTTATTGCCAATTGCTGTATTTGCGTTTCCAGAAACATTACTATCTAGAGCAGTATTACCCAACGCCACGTTGCCTGTACCAACAGGATAATTCCCGTCCAGCTTGATCGTGCCGCCATCGACTGATAGCGTCTTAGTGCTGTCTGCAATATCTCTTGCTCGTGTCATAGCTTAGACCTCCTGTGAGGCTAGATGGGCTGCATAAGCATCCTTAACCGCTTGTGTGTGTACGGCTGCTGCGATTGCTTTTACTTCAGCACTCTCACCTGACACGTCTGCATCTGGTGCAACGACATGGCGGCTGAATGAGCGGCTGATCTCTACGCCATCACGTTCAATGACTGTGGCTGTGCGTACTTGGATGTGCTTAAAGTCACCGACAATTTCAATTTTGTCTTGTACCGTTTCTTCCGTTAGTGCCATCGTTTATCTCCTTTGATGGTTGGACTGTCCGACCCAAAGCTATGCAGTGGGTTATGCGTTTGCTTTATACGGTATATACAATAGTACCTATTAGTCGCCTACCATTAGACCAAGACACAGCAGTGCTGCCATCATACAGATACAGAATATTTGTATAAACATGACCACGAGTATTAGCTGGCATACCAGCATGCGCATAGCCTTGGATTAAGTTACCTGAGTTGCCTAAAGAAGTAGGTGAGGTAAAGGGTAAGCCGTGTACTTGAGACCCGCTTGTAGAGGTAGTACCTATTAAATCCATATTTAAAAATACCTGCCTTCCTATCTTAGTGTAGGCTTGAGACGCAGCGCCCTGCCCTCCGTAAGTGAAAGCGTTTCCTTGATAATCTGTAGGCGTCCAAGTCCCCTCCTCATAGTCATCCAGCTTGTTCGCCGCACCAGTGCCGCCAAGGAAGACACCGCCAGAAAGGTAGAGGTCTTTGAAGCGGTTGTTAGACGAGCCTAGATTAAATGTGTTATCGCTATCTGCTCCCGTAGAAGTAGAAGGCTGTAAAACATTTGTGCCAAACTTTAAGTAAGCAGGATTGGCGGCACTGCCTAGCATTAAGTTACCAGACTTAACCCCAATGCTGCCCACAACGGTGTTGTCTTTTGAGATTTCAACAACAGCGCCATCCGATGTCTTGCGATTAAATGTTGCAACTACGCCAGCACGTTTGCCATGTATTAAACCATCTGCACGGAGACCTACGCCATCATTATTTGTATTTGCAGAGGTCATACCCACCAACAGATTACCGCTGCTGTCTATGCGCATACGTTCTGTGCTGTTTGCAGTGTCATAAATGCGAAGAACACCATGTGTGCTATCTGCTGTAGTAAGATTTTGCAGAAGATAACCACCATTGCCTGTATTTAAAGACAAGCCAGAGTGTCCAGATGCAGCGGTTGTCCCAGTGGTTTCTACTTTTAACTTTGTATCACCGCTAGATTGCACATGCAGTTTGTCGCTAGGCGAACTCGTGCCGATACCGACCTGACCGCTGCTATCCAGCGTTATCGCTGTGCTGGTGGCATTGTCGTCAATACCCAAAGAGGTAAAGCTGCCATTGAAAGTAACATTCCCGGCAAACGTACCACCGGCGCTGGCTGATACAGTGTCAGCTACAGTAAAGCTCTTAAACGCATACACGTTCAGCAAGTCACCTGTCGCTGCGCCAGAGGCTAAGACAACAGACGTACCATTTGTTGCTGTGTAATCTGATGGGTCAAGGATTACGCCGTTTAGCACGAATTGTGCGTTGCCAGTTGTATATCCAAAAGTAGCACCATTGTCATCAACACCAGAGAATGTGGTCTGACCATTCGTTGCTGTAAACTCATAAAGGATTAGAGATGCAGACCCAGCAGATGAAGCAGCAATCCAGTTGGCGCCATCATAAACCCGCATTTCGTTGGCATCAGATGAAAAGAATAACGATCCCTCAACGAGTGCGTTCCCGTCATTGTCAGTAGTTGGGCCAGTACCGCTATCAGCATAACCCGTTTTACTACCAAGATACTTATCATCAAAGGAATCAAAAGCAGCAGCAGCCGCAGCAGCAGAATCAGAAGCAGATGTTGCAGATGCCGCAGCAGCAGAAGCGTTGGCCGCTGCGCCTTGAATTTCAGACAGGTTGTCAGTGACGTTTTGAAGGTTTGTTGTTTGACCTGCTACAATATTAATGTTTGTAGAGTTGCTAGCTACAGTAGAAACATTCGCCGAATTGTTAGCTACTGCTGTGACATCCGCTGAAATACCTGCAACTGTGCCAATATCTGCACCATCAGCAGCCACTGTTGTAACATCGGAACTAATCCCAGCAACAGTAGTTACATTTCCAGCAATTCCAGCAACCGTTGTAACATCAGAAGTAACATTAGAAACGGTAGTTACGTTAGCAGTAATTCCAGCAACAGAAGTAACATCACTTGAGACACCAGCAACAGTAGTTACATTGCTAGATATTCCAGCAACTGTAGTTATATTAGCATCATTGTCAGCGGCTGTAGTTACGTCTGAGCTAATTGCAGCAAGCGTTGTAACGTCTGACGATATTCCAGATACAGTAGTTACATTACCAGATATTCCAGCGACAGTAGTTACATTAGAAGAAACACCTGAGACTGTAGTAATGTCAGAAGCAATCGGCCCTAATGATGATATATGTGTACGAACTCCATTTACATTTGTAATTGCGTTAGTCTCAAGAGTCCCGTCTTCAATGTCAGCAAGCAACGCAATGTCTGCACTTACGTTGGCAAGGCTTTGAACATTAGCAATTTGAGGCCCAACCTCTACGTCACCTGACGTTGCATTAAAGGCAAGAACTGTTCCCTTACGTGTTTCTAAAAGCGGTAGGATATAAGAAGCGGTTGCGTCTGAATCAGCTGCGCGTATGGAACGAAAGGATGTATCTTGTACGTCTGCCGCTATAGCAATAATGCGATCTAACTCTGTGTTTAAAGCGCCAATCTGGAAAGGACCAGATGTTGGAAAGTCAGCTGTACGTTCAAGTGGAATCTCTCTAGTAATAACTACAGTAGACCCACCAGATGCACCTGTTACAGAAATTAATACTGAACCAGTAGCACCGTTACCACCCGTTGTTGTGTAATCTGTAGTTAAAGTCTTTAGAACACTATCTACATATACGTTTAAACTCTCTTCTGCAAAGAACTCAAACGGAACAGTAAAAGTAGACTGAGTTATGCCCTGCGCTACCGAATAAGATATTCGCGGAGAGTTATCAGAGAGATTGATAGTCATGTGACATTCCTTTTTTCATCGACTAGCAAGCTGGCCGCACTTCATCAACGCACAATTAGTATCTACCGAAACCAGATGGACCATCATCAAGCTCAGTTTCTAGCATTCGCGTGTATTTATTAACGATATCATTCCACATCCACAGGTTAGAGAATGGCAGGGCGCGTATAAACTCTTTGCTTCCCTCTCCGACATTTCCGGTCAGCATATTAGCCATACCATTTGCATACTCCATGCCGATAGATGGGCCAGCACCAAGCAAGCCTGTAATAGCATCTGATGTACTAGGCTCCTGGGGGTATCTAGGTTGCATAAAGCGCCACCAGTAATGTTTGGCCCACCTAAGAGCAAGACTTGTACTCATTGCAGTATAGAAAAGATCTGAGTGGAGCGCAGCGACACCCGAGAAATCAAAGGCTCTAGCAAATTTATCTTGCGGAGAAAGCTCTACAAAGTCAGGAGTCTTTAATTCTAGAGTCATATACCCAAGACCCATAGCAATGGCTGTTCCAAGGAAACGATTCTTTAATTGACCATGACCGTAAGCTGCGAGTGTTTTGTTTGTTGCCGCCAATGCGTAGCTATAGAACTGAAAGGGCAAACCAAGCAAACCATTCTCTACTCTAGCGTAACCTGTGTACTTACTGTCTTCTTTCATGCCAAATTTTCTAGCAACGTGCATAGGAATGTAAGCTACACCATCGGTAATAATCGGCTTATCAGCTGGTGTACCCATTAAGATTGTATTGGCTATGCCAGAGCTAAGAGCATTACGAAAAGATTGAACAGTCTCAGGAGAAACTCTAGCTTGCTTTTCTATCTCGGCTACTGCCATATCGTTTATAGCGTTTTCGTAAGCAGCTTCATGGCCCTTTTTTCTTTTATCATACTTTTTAATCTTAACTTTGCGAGTAACTTTTTCAAACTCAACACTGTCTTCGTAGATGACTTTTTTTTCTGGCTTGCCATCTCTAATAATCGTAGTTTCAGATTTAATTTTCTTTTTAGGAACAGAAACAACTTCATCAACAAAAAGATCTAAATCATTTGCCTTGTTAATTGAGTGCATGATTTCGTGCATCTTAATGAAGGTAACGTAATCGTCTGGCGTATTTATGATTCCCGGCTTAATTGGGTTTACGCCCTTTAATCTAGGATTTTCCCAACCACGATCTTGCCACATTACATCACGAATATAGTCTTCATCTATGCGTACTGTATTAGTATCACCATTGTAAAATGCTGGCTTATATCTTCCGCTTTTAGTGAAGGATTCAGTCGGACCGGTTACAATGTCAGCAGTAGTAGAAGGAAACTCAATTGTATTTGTCCAAGCCTCGGTGTTGGCCATATACATTCCTGCCTCAGACTTTTGCCAAGGCGCATTAGCAATCTTACCCGCTGTATCTAGGTCAATGCCATAACGAAGCAAATACTCTTGCTCCATCTTAGAGGCTTTGCCTTGAGTCCAGCGCACAGAGTAGTCAATGATAGTATGGCTACGCATCATGCCATCAAAGTCTTTAAAGATACGAGTGATAGGCGCCAAACCATTGAGCGCGTAGAAAGCATTCTTGCTCTTGTCCATAAAGTTAGAGCGCAATGGGTTGTTACCCATATCATCAACAAGCCGTAGATGAGAGGAGCCCATCAATATCTCTAGTGCTTCACCAGCAATCCTAGCTTCTTTGGCCCCCATTTTTAACTGAGAGTCGCTCAGTACACTAAACAAGCCTTTCATAGTCTTGCCTATACCATGCTCCATCATAATCTTAGCGGGCTCAGTAATTGTAGATACACCAGCAGCACCAAGATAACCAAGCTGCGCTGCGCTTCGTAACACCTCAGCAGCCCTTTGATTCATAGTGTCTGGCTCACGAACAACAGTACCAGCAACTCGATCATACATATGACGTATATCTTTAGCAGCAGCATTAGCTTGATCTACAGTCATGCCAGACTGAATCATCTCAGACATCTTATCGTCAATTACATCATCAATTTCTTGACCATCAAACTTTACTGAAAACTCATACTTAGCAGCAGTTCGCGCAGTGTATGCCTTCATAATAGAGACAGGATTGCGGTGCATGTAATCAAGGACAAGCTTGTTAGGTATATCAATCCCACGATGCTTTAAGTGCTTAGACTTGCCGTATCCAAAGCTAGCAACGTCTAAATCGGTTACATCTCGCAAGCCAAGAATAGAGTCCACTGCATCTGACGCACGTTTTGCAATTGCACCTTCATCGGTAGAAAATGTTGTCTTAACGTACTTGCCCATATTGTTTCTGCCGTAGCCATCTGGGTTTTGCCGAAACCAATCTGCCAAAATCTTTTCTAATCCAGAACGATCTTTTGCAATAGCGTCTTTGTCCCAATATCTAGGACGAAATATCTCTTCATTTGCAGGGGATGTAGGACCAGCAGCATCTATCTCTTCGAGTGTAGACTTGTGCTGTTTGATTACATCTGAGTTTTTATCAACGATACCCTTTAAGCGAGTGTACTCAGGCGTTCCACGATAACGCTCAATGCTAGAGTTAATGTTATCTATTTTCTTTTGACGTGCATCTATATCACGAATGTAGAAACCCTTATTGCCAATTAACCCCCTTTCGCTCAAGCGAGATTCCCACTTGCTGTAGAAGTTATTGATCTGATCCATAGCCTTAGCTTCAAAATCGTCTGCTGGCTTCTGACCGCGCATTGCTTTTGAGTCAACGCTAGTTAACCACTCCTCAAAGTCAGAGCGTTTATACATGTAATCCAATGGCTTAACCACACCAGAACCTTGAGACTCACCCCAGATTGATACCATCTCATCGTAGGCTTGTACCCATTCGCCATCTCTTAGTTTTGCATTCTGGAAGACTGAGTTCTTAATTGCAAAACCCTGCTTGTTTGCTGCTAGCAAAATGCCAGCATCATTAGCAATATCAAGCATAGTTAGCTTAACTGAGTTGGGAACTGCTTTATCTTGGAGGACACGCTTCATTGGCGTTGTTACTGACTTAAACAACCATGAGTCAGTAAATGCGCTTGTTGCAATAGAGGGGTCTATCTCTACACCCTCAAGCGGCTCAATTGCTTGGCGTAAATTTTCAATCTCAACTTCTGTTCTTTGTATTGCACTTGCCCTACGCGCTGCGGGTACAGATAGAGCTCCACCTAGAGCAGTACCTAAAACAAAAGCAGACCCAACATTGATTGCTGTTTCTGCTGTTGTTGCCAACGGATCAATGGGTGCTCGAATGGCCTCTTGAGCAGCGACAACACCGCCTGTCTGTAATCCAGATCGAAGAGCCGTTGCGCCTAGAGTAGTAAACCGCAGTGGGACAGCGATAAAGTTTACTGGATCAAATATTTCAGCAGCAAAGCTGGCTCCAAGACCAGAGCGACTAAGAGTATCTCTAGTTTTAAGACCCTCTCTAAGACTATTAACTCTAAAATCCATATGCTCTTGATTGTTAGCTTGCATAAGATACGAGCCATATCCCTTTAAATCGTCTGGGATATTTTCTCTTGGATTGTAACCTTCATCACTAATACCCGGCTTACCAAATCTAGATGTTTCTGTAGCGAAGTCTAGTATTGGGTTATATTTGTAAGCTAAAGAAGCCCCAACAGTTTCCATAAAACTTGGAGCTGAAACGGTTTCCCTTCCTACCTGTATATTCGGAGCGTATCTTAATCCTCTTTTCATTCTAGTATCCCAACATACGGAAAAGTTCATTTGCTTGCGTTACTGGTTGCTGAAATCTCATAGCTTCTCTTTGCTTTCTTTTTTCTGCTACCAACTCTTGTCTATCAAGCTCTACTTCTTCTGCTGTACTTTTGTTAATTAAGGCTTGGGCGTCATAATCAGCTAGCTCGCTTTCATCCCACATAGGAATGTCTAGCTGGCCGTCAATTTCCATTATTAAAGGACGCAACTCATTGTTATCATCTACAAAATATGCGTAGTAGGATGGGCCAACTGTTGCCTCATTAGGTACAAGGTAAACATCTTTTGGCTTAGGCTGATCGCCTACCGCCCTTGCTGTTACACCTGACACTATTTCAAGGTCTAAATCTCCTTCCATTGCAATACCTGCTGGAACTTCAATTGTGCTAGGAGTGCGCGTTGCATAGTTTCTAAGCCTGTATCCATCAGGCAACTCAGAAACAATTATATCTATAAAAGCATCGCGTCTTGCTTCATTAGGAAACATTTTTTCAAGGCTGCGAGAGGTAAGTGACAGCTCGCCAACTGGAAACTTTGGGTCTTGGACAACTCTTGTCTTGTGGTAATATGTGTTAAAGATTTCGTCTATTCTTGTTATTACATCTTCTTTAGTCCCGCCCATTCTCGCAAGGCTTTCAGCTGTACTCGAAAGCTCTACTGCTACTAAGTCTCCATATTTTTCAGTTAAATACTGTGAAGGGCTTTGCTTCCCAAAAACTCTTTTAACATTTATATCAGATTTAGGATCATCCATTCTGGCCCTTAAAGCCATAGCAATCTCTCTAGCGTCACCGTCTTTTGTTGTGCTTCTAATTTCCATAACAGTTTTTAGGAAAGCAGTTTTCTCTGCGCTTATAGGAGCGCCCTCTCCTAAACCAAGTCTGTTTACAAATAAACCAGTTGACGTAAGGTCATTTGACAAGACCGAAAACAAGTCAAGAAGAGCGTCGGCACCGGGAGTTTCAAGCCCTAAAGATATATTGGTTAGCCCATCAATTAGTTCTTGGGATGCAGTTTCTCTTAACGCTTGCAGTAAATCAGCGCGTCTTTCCTCCGTCGCGTATGTAGACGGATCGGTTAAAACAAAACCCTGAGAAGATAGAATTTCATTTTGTAATACTCTATCTTTTTTATCTGTTACTTTACCGCCGCCTGCTCGGATTCTGTTTGTGTTATCAATTTCTTCTTGAGCTTGTAAAATCTCTGCTTCTTTGCGGCTAACCTTTTCTCTAACAGAGTTGATATGATTAACTACAGAGCTTCGTTTGTCTTCAGGAACAGTTCCAAGTATTAGATTACCAGCCTTTGCTACAGCAACGCTTGTACCAAGAATTTCTTGACCACCGCTACTAACATAGTTTGCAAGAGCGTTCATATCAAACGAGCTCATATTTGCGGAAACAATGTTGGCAATACCTTTGCCAGCAGCAGAGCGCAGACCACCAGATAAGGAATCGTACTCGTTTGCGGTAATATCACCACTTGCAAGCGCAGCTGCGGCAAGAGCCTCTGCTTCAGCAACAGCCTCTGAATCGTAAACTCCGTTTAGGAACCTAGTCGATTCATTTGAAACTTGAGTAAAGAGGTTTGCATTTCTTATCTCTCGATCAATTCTATCCTGAACTTCATTTTGAGTGCCGCTTAATAATGTACCTACATAATTACGATCTTCAGCTGGATCATAAAGCATAGAGCCTTGAAGCGTAATTAACGCAGCTTGTTGCAATGTGCTTAATCTAGCAATGTCTTGAGGATCGCCAGTAACTAATGCTTTCTTCAAGGCATCAATGTTGCCATCACTTGCCATGCCGATAATAGCTGCATCAAGACCAGCCCGTCTTGAGTCTTGCCTTAAAGCGTTTGACGCTTCAACGCCAAGACCCTTCTGCTGTGCAACACTAATTTCTTGTAGGCTTCTTTGATAGGCATCATTCGCAGCGTTGATTGAGCCAATAACAAAAGTTTGCTCACCAGAAGCCCAAGCATTTCTTGAGATTTTTGTAGCATTAGCTCGACTTGGCATAATGTCAGTCGCATTATAATTGCGACCAAACTCTAATGCTTGCTGTTTATATATCGCCGCCTGCTCACTAGCTTTTGCAGCAGTGATTGCGTTCAAGTTAGAAGATATAACGCCAGCTTCAGAAAGAATGGCTCTGGTGTTGTTTCTATCAACATATCCGATAAACGGCTCAAGCGCTTCTCTTTGCGCTTGTGACATATCATCCGCTCCAATTAAGCCCTGACTGCCAATGTAGGCTTGCATAGCGGCTTGCTGCACTGGAGTAGAATTCTGCATAGCTACTTGGAGAGCCCCAGACATAGCCTGTGCGCCCAGAGTAGATTTTACTGTTGTCGAGTACCCCGGTTTGTAAAGCTCTGCCTTCTCGGCCTCTACAGAGGCTGTGATGCGCTCTTCTATCATTACAACAGAAGCCTCAAGCTGGCCTGACGCTGCTGTGTCATAGATTACTTCAGAGAATTCATCGTTAGTTGTAGCTACGTTTTGTGCAGCAGCCGCTCTGCTTTTAGCTCTAGCCGCATCGGCAAGCTTAATTTTAGTAGACCCCATGACATAAGAACCAGAGTCCATAATAACATTCTTAAAGCGGTCATCAGCGCCCTTAGCCATAGAGCCAAGATAAGACTCAAACATGTTTTGATACTGAACAGGGTCTTCATACTTAGAAGCAAGCTCGGCGGATTTTAGTCGGATGTCCTTATCAACAGAGTCAACGAAGCGGCGCTCAACCACTTGCTCAAATGCAGAAGCAGCAATGCTACCCATGCCCTCCATGCTAGACAGCACTTCTGGCTTACCAGTTGCTGAGTCAAAAACCTTTAAATCTTCTGTTTGAATAGACTGAGCCGCTTCTGTTCCAAACTTTTCGGCGTTTACTTGAGCGCGTTGATAAAACTCTTGCCCAGCTTTGTCGGCAAAGTTTGATATAGCGCGGCCAACATTCTGTTCACCAGTGTCAAAGCTGCGAACACCAATGGGCTGAGTAAATATTTTCCGTGTTTCGCGTATTACTGGCATAGGTTACACCTTAATCTTTTGTTGGCGTGTAAGTTTTTGGCACATAGGTTTTAGAAAGATCAGCCCCAAGCTCAAAGAGCCGAGACAAATTATTTATTCTAGCAACAGATTTTGCACTAACACCACGCTGACGTTCAATCATTGCAGCAACACTTCTGCTAGAACCTTCTATTGCAGCAAGTCTTTGACTAGAGGCCACATCAGATGACATAGTTTCTCTTTGAAACCTTTCAAAGGCTGCAAGACTAGAGCTTTCACCGCCACCCAACTGAAAAGAGAACTGAGCATTGTTTGATGATCTTGCTAAGTTGTATTCAGAAATCCGTAGGTTTTGGGCCTCAAGGGCTTGGGCCTCCGCTAGCTTACGGTCAATCTCCATTTGACGTGCTTGCTGTTCAGCCCGAAGAGCTTCAGCATTAGCGGCTTTGTTTGATCCCATAAATCCAAGGAAGGTAGAAGCAGCTGTTAGGGCAAGAGGTATGCTCATTAGAATGTTAACTCCGCTACTATGCCATTAACTTGCAATGCAAGCGGGGCAGATTGTGTAACTGTAATCTGTGGGTCTCTAGTGTAGCCCATTAGACGGAACTCTTTCTTACCAGTGAACGAGTTAACTTGTAATGAAAGATCGTCAGTCACGTTTCTTAGAACTAGGTTTGCGCCATTTACTGTAGCAGACAGGGTATTGTTAAGGTCAATTACTACGCTGCCTATACGACGAGGTGAACCAGTAACCGGACCAGAACCAGTAGCAATATCTAAAGGATTTGTTATTAAAGTTACATCAAACTTTAACCCAATTTCAGCTTGAGTTAAGTTTGGATCAATAGCAGACACATCTATTTCTCCATTAGCAACAGTAAACTCACCAACATAGTTATTGCCGTCTACAACATTGAGCACTGCACCGTTTTCATAAAAATCAGATACATCGAAAACCCCAGCAGCCCCATTGTAAACACTGGAAACGTCAGTGTTATATCCCTCATCAAACTCACATATAGCAAACACTTCGACATTATCGCCCTGATCGTATATCACGCTAGCAAATACACGATCGTCAATGGTCACAGTAGAATTAAAAAAGCCTTGAGTTGTAAACTCTGTCCACCCTGCACGCTCTTCCGCTCGGTTAGAGTTAAAAACTGAAATTGTTCCATTATAGTTTGTAACAAACACATAGCTTTCTGAACGACTCATAGCTCCATACATTGTGTTCATTTCAATTGGAGTTTTTATTAAATGAGAAGAAATAAGAGATATTGGATTTGCAACGTAAGCAGCCTCGCTGTCAGCAAATAGATACTCTCTTACAATTGCTCCACCTTTTTGAACAAACAAGGTAGCGCCATCTAGTGCTTGAGGTCGAACAAAGTCACAGCCAAATGGAGTTTGCCTACGCACAATAATGTTTGTTGGCGTAATTGGCTGGTTGCTGAACGCTGGAACATACATTTCAGAAGTTGCTGTAAAGACTTGCAGGTCACGATTAGAAACCAAGTGACGAATCTGGTTAATTTCACCAACGCTTGCAGTAACGTGAATAGCTTCATCATCCTTTGCAGTACCAACATCAAAGTTATAATACTGCCCATTTCGGCTAAACCACATTGAATCCGGTTGAGATAATGTTCCCGCAAAAACTAAACGGTTTTGATGGAATGTAACTGCTCCCGGGAATCCTCGAAGAACAGAATATGATTGCTCTTCCCAAGACGTTGTTGGAGCTTTTGTTGTAATCTTTGGTGTGCCGCCGCCAATATCAGAGGCATTGGCATTAGCACCTGCTGTTATAACAAACTTATCATCATCTACAATTTCAGCAACGGTTCGAGCACCATTAATTTGATTATTACTAATTCCACCAACGCTACCTGCATGTGAAACCGTAACTGAATCATTAATAGATAAGCCATGCTTAACCATAGTTACTTCAATGTCAGCTTGGCCTTCTGTCGTGCTAAAAGCATTTATTCCTAACCTAACAGTTAGAGAATCAAAGATATTACCTGTAGCTTGAGTTGTGCTTTGTACTGACGTTATTTCTATTTCTGCCCCATGGTAACGAAGAGTGATCCCATCATGGTCTCCGTTTGTAGCAAAATATGGATCAGATGTAGTTAAGGTGACGCCATTACCCTGCGTTGCTGAAACTTCTAGCGTAGTCCCTTGGCGATGAAAGTTGTAATAAGGTTGATATATTTTAGTTAAATCAGATCGAGCATCAAAAACAAAAGGCTCTACTTGAAAAGAACTAAGATCTGTACGGACAATTTGTTGAGGAATAAATGTAGGGTGACAGATGAACATAACATCACCAGCTTGAGCAAATGTATACTCATGCAAAAAAGTGTCAGTAAATTTTAAAGGGTTACCGTTTATGTCTTGAGTTATTGTTGCAATAATATTTAGCACGCCAGTTATCGGATCAATAAAGAAGAACTTTATTTTTTCATGCTCAAGAGAAACAACATAACGCTCATCGTCTGAGAATATAAAAGGTAATAGACGTGACTGCTGGGTTTTAGTCGAGTCTATTACGATGTCATTTCTATAAACGGCTCTAAGTCCAGCCCTTTTAATTACCCCACCCTCTGCTCGAAGAAAGAAGTTTTCAATGCGCTGCGCTGATCCCGTGTAAACCGCAGAGTCGGTGCGGGAGTACAAAGAAGGGCTAACCTCTCCGTAAGAGAAGTTTGTTACTGGAACCCGTACCTTCTGCATTAACTGCGCCTTTCAGCAATAAACCTTGATGTTGATAGCTTACGCGTTGTCTGCTGCTGTGAGTCTAGTGTCCGCGCCCGCATCATTGTTAGTTGAGCCTGCTGGCCCATGAGTTGTGCTAAACTAGCATCTTGCGCCAGAGAGGAAGCAAACACAGAGGCTAACTCAAACTGAACCGCTACTACAAAATATGATGGCCAGTCTTGTTCGCTTGCTCTGAATGTATAATCGAGGACTACCTCTGAGGTGTCACTCGTATCGCAGAATATCTTGTCGCCATAAGTCTGATATTCAATGTTAAAGTCATCAACAGTAACAGCGTGAAGCATTAAAGAATCTGAAGGTATCTGATATGCGGCAGTATATCTACCAGTAGGCGAATTAGATAAACGGTTAAGAACTGATTGGTTTGTAGCGAAACGCCAACGGCAGTTTACTAATGCAGAACGAGCTATGTCTTCATACATATTAGCTGCAACTAACGCCTCGCTTGTTCCATCCTCAAAAGAAGTAATAGGCTCTGCACCAATTAAGATGAGAGCGCGACTAGATACGTCAATTGGGGTGTTAGCCGAGGTACTTAGGACAGCCATGTAAATCCTCCAAACGGAAAGAGAGGGGGAAGTTTCCTCCCCCCAATCAACTTAGTTGTTGTCGAGAACTTCGTAGACGCCGTTATCGTCGATAACAACAGCACCCATAGACATCATTGATGTTGCAAGGTGTGCGACTTTCTCAGGAACATAGTTAACTTCTGTCTTAACGTCAGCGTTAACGCCCAGACCAATTGCACGCATGTGGTAAGCAAAGTTTTTGCCACCAGCTACAGCAGACGTTGAGAAGATCTTGAAGCCCAAGAACTCTTTCATTGTCATGCCGCCAGCAAACGGAAGCTGCTGTGGGCCAACATAGTCAGATGAAGCGAACTCGTTAATGTTAAACAAGTCAGCAAAGCCAGCTGGGGACATAGCAAGATAGCGGTTGCCATCTTCTGGAATGTCTGCTGTGCCAAAGGTTTCGAACAAAGTCAGCAAGTCAGCTTTGCCAAGTGCGCCAGTAGCGTCAGCAATCTGAGTTGAGTTTGCACCAGCGTCCATTGCAGTAGCAATGATTTCATCAGTCTTACGACCAAGTGCAGAAGCCGCAGACTCAGCAACAGCTTGACGCTCGTTGATGTTCATCTTCAGCTCGTCTAACTTGTCGATGTACTCAGCTGCGTAGAAGTCAGCCATAGTTGCTTCAACAGTTGTGTGCGCCAGCTCCATAGTGGTTACGTTGCCGTTGCGCGATTTAGTTGATGCCGCACCTGTGCCAATCTTCTGAAAGCGAGATACAGAAGCAGAGGTGTTTGTGGTACGAATTGTATTACGAAGCTTGGAACCCATGCGCTGATAAGCAAGATGCACATCGGTTTCAAACTGTTTGATAAATGCTACGTCAATTGTGTTAGCCATTTGAACAGTCCTTGTTAAAGTTTATCGGGTTTGCATCTTGGGTATCCGCTCAACATCCTCAACGAAGGTATCCTTTCGGGCTTCTCAGTGCATTACGGGCCTTGATAATTTATCTGAAACATCTTTTTCCATCGGATTGCAACGCACAAACTCAATATATTTAGAATTATAGTGCTCAGATATTCCAACAGGCTCGAAGCCAAGAGATGCTGCCCAGTTAAGCATTAAGGGAAAATCAGACAGTATAGACATACAAAGACGAGGATGTGTTTGATCGAATAGTCCCATTATCATGCGCGATCCAATTATAAGAAGACGCAAGTTTTTCTTTATTTCATTCGTAAACATACAGAAGAACTGCGGTAATTCTATTGTAACATCAAAGGCTAACCCTGTTACGCATAGTATTGGACCGCCATCACTCTTAACAACATACGACTCAGAAATCTGCATCATCTCCAATAACGCTTCTTTGGGCGTATCATAGCCAAGGCTTCTAATATCATGAAGACCTTCTGGTGGAAGGTTCGAGCAAATCTCTTCTATATGGCTGTATTGCAATGGGGTAAGATAAAACTTACCCCGCTGCATAATTTTTATATCATCCATAAAGTTTCTTAAACCCAGACTGTACTTGCTTGACGTAGTTGTCATCTCTTACACGGGGGTTCCAGTATCTTTCATCTCGCATCATTTCATTTAAAGATGCTTCGCTAATAGAGTCAGCAGTCCCGGTCTCCACGTTCATTGATGGCTCTTTCATTGCGGCCATGATTGCCTCAAGCGCAATAATCCCATCAGCCCCTTCGCACATACGCTCAATCGCTGACATTGCATCTTCTGGAAAGAACTTGTTAGCAAACAGGGAAGCAGCCTCAATTCTGGCGTTTGCATTATCTCCAAGATGTTTTGCTTCTTCTTCTAAGTTAGGCTCTTCGGGCATTGACTCCATATAAAGCTCAATGCCTTTTTGAAACTCTTCTTGATTGTATCCATTCTCAAGGCAGTGATCTGCCCAGTTTTTAAGGGCATCGCTTTCGACTGCCTCTGCTTCATCAATAAAGTCTGGCAGCTCATACTCACCGGACGTAGCTGGCACGCCTTCTTTTGGAGCGCTCATTTCTTCTTTAAGTCGCTCACGAATAGCTTCTTCCTTTTCGCCTATCTTAGACTCAAGACTTTTGTACGCGCTTTCTAAGTCTTCTGCGCTTTTGTACTTACCTGCAAGCAGGGTCTCTTCTGATTGCGCTTCTGCTTCTGGCTGTGCCTCTGTCGTTTCCGTAGCGTCAACTTGAGCTTCGGTTTCTATTGGTTGTTCAAGAAGTGTGCTTTGTTCAGACATCGTTTTTCACCTTATGCGAATGATTAATACGAGACTCAATGAGGCCAACGATATAACGCTGACCTTCTAGGTGTCGTAACTCTTCTGTTGATACATTTGGGCCGTTAACCATTTCAATGGTAATCGACCTCAAGTATTGCAGGACTGCCTTACCAGATGGCTTCCCGAATACTTCAGCGACATTAAGACTGATCTCTCTATCCCGCTGCAATGGGCGCTGAATACCATCGACGCCCATGTGAACCTTTGCTTTTTCCAAGCGCTACTCCAACTGTTGCGGTGCAGCTCCCATTCCAGCTTGTTGCTGTTGTGACATTTGCTGCATCATTGCAACTATTTCTTTACGCTCTGATTCGTCACGAATCAAGTTATCTGGTACACCAAATTTTTTCGCAAGGTATGCAGCAGCCTCTTCTGAGTTGACTAGAACCTGTGTCATCTCTGGCCCAAAGGCAGATTGAGCAAGCTCCATAAAGCGAGAAATGGATGTAATATCAGAGTTTGCTTGGGCTTGAGCCAGTGGAGAAACAGAGCGAACCTTAACCTCTCTGCCATTCACGGTAGGTAGATCAATACGCCCCTGCTTCTTTAGAATATATATTACTCTTTGCAGTACAGGCTGCACCAACTCAGCTTGCAGTCGACCAAATGCAGAGCCAACACGGCGAGATAGATCGGCCATACGCTCTGCAACCTCTGTAGCAGAAGCCGGAGTGCGATCTGGATTGCCAAGCATATCATTGTATAGAGCGCGTTTAATGTTTAGTCGCATATCTGACAGTATCAGCTGTGCCACATCAAAATTTCCCGCAGCTTGTATTGGCTGCAAGCCAGAAGACCCCATTGCTTTTGGTATGATCGTTCCCGGTACAAGATTAATCGTATCAGGATTGATAACGCCATCGTCTTCCATCTGATAAATGCCAGAGATTGCCATCTGTGCATTCTCAAGAATTAACTCAATAGTAAGATTAGTGGTCTTAATCGCAGACAAAGCATTAATTAACGGGCCTCGACCATAAACTTCACCAGCGCACTTAGACCAGCGGAAGCAGATAAAGGGGTTTGAGCCTATGCCCTTCATGTTTTTTGAATACACTACACACTTAGTTGTCATACAGATAGCGTAGCTAACGTAGGCCTCTTCGTTTAACTTACTGTAATCACGACAAACAATCTCAAGAATGGTTGTTGTTTTCTCGGGTGAGTTCTGCACTTGGTTCATTAGGTCAGGTGGCATTTGAGCCTTTGGATATAGTACCATAATCTGACCGAACTTAATGTTCTTACGCTCACGGAACACATGGTCAATTTTATCATCAGGCCCAGTATCCAACACAACATGTGGCAACGGAATTGCAGAGAAGCTAACTGGATTTATGGCGTCACCTTCTTCACAAACAAGAACACCAGTACCTACCGCTAAGTCCATAAAGGACTCATGCACTTCCTGAGAAAAGTTAGAATTCTGTATAACTTCAAAGACATAATCGGTTACATCATCAAGGTCATTGTTGACTACGTCACGTTGATCCTTTGGTATCTCAGACCCTGCGGTAAGGTCAGCCCACCTAGCAAAGTTGGGTACGAGACCAGACTGCAATCTGGACGCAAATTCCTGAACGCCAACCACTGCTGTTTCGTCGAAGATTCTATCATCTCGACGTTGACCAGTGGCTTCGTAGTAAAAAGATTCGCGCTGTGGTAGCGCATACTCGTAACACTCATCGAACAGCGGAACAAAGTTTTCACGCTTTGCTTTTGCTGTATCGTACAGCTTCATGTACTTCTGCGCTACATTATCCATTATTTTGCAAACCTATCATAATAACCTATGCCGCCACCAAGTCCTGTTATTAGGCTTCGTCGGCTACGTGAGCCAGAGCGACGAGAAACACGACCCCGTGTTGCTATTGACCCAAATTTTGAAATTCTTTGTTGACGTTGAGCAGCCATACTTAATGCAGGCCCTAAGTCTTTTCCTTTTTCAGCTTCTTGAGTTTGCTTTGTCATAAAGCCCTGTTGAGCCGAAAGTAAACTTTGTTGACTCGCCTGTAAGGACCGTATCAACTGGAGGGTTTCTGACGAATCTACAGTTTTATCGGACTCAGATTGGCGTTTAGCTTCTTGCTCTGCTTTGTAGACCTCGATTGCTTCAGCCCTAGCTTTCTCAATAGCCTCAGCTTGAGCTTTTTTTGCTGCTGCGTCAGCGGCCGCTTTTGCTTCTGCTGCTGCTGCCTCTTGCTTGGCTTGCTCCGCAGCTGTCTTTTGGGCTGCTTGTTGCGAGCCCTTCTTGCTTCCACACATGAAAAATCTCCTTTGCTTTATCCCTGCATATTCACAAAATCAAATTAAGATCAACGCACAATTACATCCTAGACCAAAGACCTTGCCTACGCTGCGGCCTTTTCTTTGCAAATACATCAAAAGAACGGCCAGCAACGGTTGGTTGCGCTGGCTTCTGGCTATTCATCAACGCTCTACCTTCACCAGCGCCTAGCATCATGTACTGTAGAGCATCGTGAATGTGCGAATACATATTCTTATCGGGCTTATCAGCGTATCTTTCGCCAGAAACTTCCATGCGTTTATACTGATAGCCGCCCTCGAAGCCTTTAATTAGCTGCTGACATCTGGGGTCTATCAAGAACGCTGCTTTACCATCGCTCATTTTCTGTAGCTGGGACGCAACAGATTCAAGGCGCAAGTCAACTGAGTTAGAAGGGGCTGGGAACGCTCGTAGACCAGCACCTCGAAGTATATGGAACGGGGTGGCCTCGTCCGTTTGAGCGCGAAAGTCACCAGCAGGGTCGCCGTAGATAAATACTTCTGAGCATTCCGAAAAGCGTGTAGAAAGTTCTTCACGAAGCACCTCTGCAAAACGCACAATACCCATATCAAAGGCCACAAGCTCTGCTTGTATTAGCCATCTACCTCGAACCTTCTGTCCAATTGTAGCGGCTGGAGTAAGCCCAAAGTCCAAGCCCACATATACTGGTAATCCCGCTGCAATCGGAACTTCTTCTTTAGCAACGTGCATATCTCTGGCAAACATCTGGTAAATAGGCTTACCATCTTGGATAGAGCCCAGCTTGTTCATTACATAGACATCTATCCAACTCTTAGTCTTACCACGAATAAGGTTAGAATAGTAATCTTTACGCATATACTTTGCGTTTTCTGCAACTTTGCTAGGCTTGTAATCATCAACCTCGCCATCGTCATCATAAACTTCAACCATTCCAGCGGGTTGCGTGTAGAACGACCAATTGTCTGGCTTCACCAGCATTCTTGCTTGCTCGCGCGGTATGTGATCTGGGACGGGAACCTCACCTGACATGATCGGCCACCAGTGATCTTCCTCTGGCGCGTTGGTGTCGGCAATTACGCCCGTCCATGTAGCGCCGCCATCACGCATAGAAGGAAAACGCCCAACCCTCATGGTGCAAGCATCAATAATTGACTTGGGAACTTCCCTTGCCTCGTTAATCCAGATGCCAGTAAGCTCTAGAGACAGAAGTTTCTTAACATCTTCGGGTCGATCAAGAGCTAAGAAGATAACCTCAAGCTCTAGGTCGCCCTTTTTAATGTTGTGGGTGTATGGAACCTGACCATGTGAACCTACCCCAATCAGATTCAGGGAACCAATCAAGCCAAGTCTTAATGGTTGTGGTCTTTAGCTGCGGGTTTGTGTTCCGAATGATTGCCCATCGGCTACGGCGCAATCCATTCTTGTTGGGCTCTTGCGCTAGTGCGCGGCGGAATATCTCAACACAGCAAGAAACAGACTTACCAGAACCTACTGGACCTCTTATGCCACGAAAGAAGGTGTTATCCTTCATAAACGCCTTAACCACTGCGCCATCTGGCTTGTACTTGAAGTCAGCCATCAGGTTTTAACAAACTTTTCTTAGAAGCCCCGCCAGACTTACTTCTTTTTTTAGCGGCATCCACTGCATTAGAAATAGAATCAAATCTAGGAAACTTTTTTCCCGTCCTTTGCTCGTAGGAAAACGCTTCATTCCAAGCCTTATCGCCAGAAAGGAACTGAGGCTTTCCTGTTTCAGAATCAAACCATATTTGAGGTATATTCCAAGCGCTTCCCTCTGGTGAGCTTTCGCTGGCGAGGTACTCAGTGGCTTGCCTTCCCCCGGGCAAGCTAATCTTTTTATGTTTACTGGGATCAAAGGGGATTAAATCTGCCATTACCGTAGTCCTCTTGTCCACACCAAACTTAATCATGCGCTCAACGACCTCAGGGCCGATACTCTCAATGAGCTTGTCACACTCTTTGTCTGTAACAAAAGACTTACCGTGCTTTGCTTCAACATAGGCAAACTCAGTCTTCCGAACTATGCCACGAAGCAACTCTAGCTCCATGGGCTTTAAGGTACTGATAAAGCTCACTTCTTCTTTACCTTCACTGGTTTAGGCTTCTTTGTTGCGGCGGCTGCGGCCTTCATACCGGCTTTAGTGTACGGATATTTCTTACCAGCTACGTTAGGCATTGCGATACTTCCTTGTTTTCTTGGCAATGGACTTGGGTTGAGCAACGAACTGCTTACCTTTGGCCTTACCTTTGCGTTTAGCTGCGGTTGTTGCAGCATACTCGGAGCTTGTCAGGGCTTTAATCGCCTTCTCTGGAAGATAACGCTCACCCGTCTCGCTAGATTTCTTGCCAGACTTAGTGCGCCACTTCTGTTTGCCCCAATTAAGAAGCGACTTTTGAGGAGCCTTCATTTGTATCCACCCCCAGCTGCCTTGTATCTCTTAGCAAGTAGCTGCGCCTTACGAGCGACCACTTACCAGCTGCTGTTCCCTGCACATTCGCGGCCTTAATCCGCTTGAACAAGGTCTTTCTCATACCCGGTTTGGTATAGTTACCCGCTGCGTTTACTGCCATTTGCCTTAGCCTTAGCTTTCTTCTTAGGCTTAGAAAAAGCCTCGTTAATATCTGGCGTAGATGGATCATCACCTACTAACCGTCCATTGGTCTTGCGGGTACGGGTGGGGACATCACCTTCTACTAAACGCCGGGAGGACGCGTTGCGCGTTTTACCGCTGTAGGTTGTACCCGCAAGCTCGTGGGTGTCGCCTGTATAAAGCTCACCGCTAGTTAAATACCATGCCATTCTTCTATGCCTTCTTAGATTTGTTACGGGCACTAATGGACGCAGCCTTCTTCTTTGCATCAGCTTTGGACGAAGCGCCCCATGCCTTTAAGCTGAGAAGAAGACGGGTGGGTTTGCCCTTGGCATCACGCTCAGGCCCCTTCATGCCGCCCATCCTAGCAAGAAACGAAGCCCGCCTAGGATTGTCTCCGCTCTTAACCGGAGCCTTCAACGTACCCTTCTTATAAGAGGCACGCCCCTTGGCATTCAAGCCACCCTTCGGGTTCTTACCCTCTTTCCTTGTCCAAGCTGCTGTCTTCATAATCGTACCCTATACCAGAAAAATATTTGCAGGAACCCTGTCCAATGCTCCACATGCTCCACACGTCCACAACAGCCAAGAGTATCCCTGCGAGCCTTTTTTAACTATCACTAGAGTGAGGGACCACTAGCTAACATAGTACAGCCAGTTTTTAACCCCCTACCCCCTATGACAGCAATTCTACTCCTCTTTTACCTAGCCAAGATCTATCTGCACCTTGATGTCACCAGCTACCTGTACCTGTGACCTGTCTATCGGCTTGTACCCAGCCCGGTCCAGTAAATCCTTGCTTGCCTCTAGCTGAACGTACTCTGACTTAGCGCCCATGGCTAGCCTTCTCACCGTCCCAGCAGCTAGGGTAGCACTCAACCCGAACTCCTCGT